ATGAATAAAATGAACTTTAATAAAAAAATACTTAAAGATGGTTTTATAATGGGTGGAGATTATATTACTAGAAACAATAGAATTATAAATAAATAAATATATAAATTATGAATCACTCTAAATACGATCCTTCAATGGAAAAACTAAAGCCAGGAACTAAAGTTGGTGTAGTTGGTGAATCTCACATTTGGGACGGACCACTAGATCAGCAAGGTAGAGCTCATGGTGTTGGTTCAAGTTCAGGTATCACCGGTATGTCAGTATTAAAAGCTGCTAGCTATTATAAAGGTATGCCTATTACTCAGTGTGCTAAAGTATACAAAAAATGAGATCGCCATTTTATAAAGAAGGATTTCCTGAAATAAAGGAAAAAAATAAAGGTAAATTTACAGCTTGGGTAAAAAAGAATATGCCAGGTAAAACAACTTGTGCAGCTGCTAGTTCTATAATGGCTAAAACTGATGATTATAGTGAAGAAGTTGTTAAAATGGCTAACTATGCTAAAAACTTTGGTTGTTCAAAAAAATAATTATGAAAAGTAAATCACCATTTAAACAAGATAAATGTACTAAAGCTTGGGAAAAATTTAAGTCTGGATATACAAGTAGAAAGACAAAAACATCTATGAAGAAGGTTGATGGTAAATACCAAAAAGTAGAAGTACCTATTAGCGCCGAAGCTAATTTAAAAGAATATAACGCAGAAAAAAATGAGTTTGAGTGCGTTAACGGTAAAATTAAACTTAAAAAAACAGATGACGCTGAGCGTCCAATTAAAGATTAAAAATTATGAGTTCACCATTTAGTAAAAAATTTCACTCTAAAAGCCCTATAAGTCCTATAGACAAAGCTTTAGTAGGAAAACAAAATAGATTACCTCAGCATTTGCAAGAAGCTATTAAAGCAGCTCCTGAAATGAAAGAATCGCCATTAGATAAACATGGTGAAAAATATAGAAAAGAAGCTATGAGACTTTCTGAAGATGCTGAACAAGGCGATTATGATTATGATAATAAAAAAGTAACAGATCTTTTAGCCAAAGCTAAAGCGGCTGACGCTAGACACGCAGCAGAAAAAGAAGCTAAAACCAAAAAGACAAAAGTTGATTCTACGGAAATGGCTAAAAAAGATCCTGCGCAAAGTGTAAAAAAAAAAGCGTAGTTAACTACGGAACACCTTTAAATTTTGATATTTATGGTGAGGATGTTGAGTTTGGCGGTGGTGACTATTATGTATCAAATGCAGCTGATTTCCAAAAACTACAAGACACTATAGCGTCGACTGCTAAAAATACTTTGACTGCTGAAAGAGCAGGAAAATATCAAGCAAAAAGAGCTGAAAGAAGAAAGAAAAGAAAAGGCGGAGAAGATAATCAAACTCAAAAATTTAAAGATAAAACTACAGAAATAGAAAATAGATCACAAGATAACCTAGCTAAATCAGGTTCAGATAAAAATTGCGCGGGCAAACCAAGTGGTTACATTTTTACTAATGTAGCTAGCGATGGGAGCATGAGTACTACAACTTGCCCTTAAAACAAATAAAAATGGGATATTATAAAGGACATTACGGAAAATATAGTGGTAATGCAAAATGGTCAAAAGATCACGCGCATACTAGAGTTACAAAAGAAAATTACGATGCGTCTGTAGCTGATGACGCAGCTCATATCGATTATTTAAAGCGCGATGTGCTTTATGATGATAAACATGGGCATAATGACGAAAAAATGACTGCTGATGAAAAACATATTTCTAAGTTAGCAGGCGATATGAAGTATGATAAAAAGCATCATGGTTCAGCTGCTAAGCATATTAATAAGTTTATGGACGAAAATCATCAACATAATAAAAATCATGATGAAAGACCTCTGCATTCGCATAAAAACTTTGAAAAAAAAAAGAAAAACGAAAGTCCAGCTAAACACAAAAGAACAGGTGCAATGGCTAGACACGAGCATATAAGACCAGGCGAAACAAAAACTGAATTTAGAAATAGACTTAGTGGCACAGGAAAAGACGGAGGTAAATATGCTGAAAAACTTAGAAACGAGTACATTAAAAGTAAAAATAAAAACAAATAAAAATTATAATTATGCCTTACGGAAAGAAAAAAGACTCAGCTGCAAAAATGGGTCATGAAAAAAGCCCAGCAGAAATGGGTCACAAAGGAGATTCACCTGCAAAAATGGAATCTGCTAAGCAAGAAAGAAAAAACTTACTTCAAGATAATCCAGTAGCTAAACACGCTTCAGGATCTTGGTTATCTAAACATGCTGGTCACTCTAGAATGAGTCCTGCTAAAATGGATCACTCTCCATTAAATGATAATCATGAATTGATTGTTTATCCTGATAGAAAAAATCAAAAAGGAGAAAGTCAAGTTGATATAATGAATAAAAGACCATCTGACGCAAATACAGCAATTGACGCTTATAATAAAGGAACTGGAACAAGAAACGCTGCAGAAGACGCAACAAAAAGATATAACTTTTCTAGAGATTCTATTAGTAATGTTAATGTGAAAATAGATAAGCTTCTTGGTGGTTTAGATAAAAAAAGAAAAGATATTTTATCAGGAAAGCATTAATAAAACAGAGAGGACTGTACAAACCTCAGCCAAACATAACATAACATAACAAAACAAAACAAAACAATTATGGCACAATTTATGAAAATACCTTTAGAAGGTGTAAGTGGTCAACCAGAAATTTTGGTTGAAATCGATTCTATAGTTTCAATTATAGCTGGTAATGTTGCAGGACCTGGAGCAAACCCAACTACAAAAACTAGAATCATTACTAAAAACCCAGCTTCTGGTTATCAAAAACTAGAATTAACTCACGACGCTGCTGCTGTCACTGGTGATGTTGTTGCTGCTCTTAACAAAGCAATGGGAGCAAATCCAGGTGGAGTAATTTCAACAGTAGGGCAAATAACTAAAACAGCACAGGTACCTCAGCAACCAAGTGTAAGTGGACAAAAAGGACGTATTGTAATCACAACTCCTTATGCTCCAGTAACATTTACAGCTGCGGCTTGGTCGTAAGTATGAAATCAAGAGGTTTAGGAGACAGTATAGAAAAGTTTACTACAGCCACTGGAATCAAAACAATGGTAGAAACAGTTAGCAAGGGATTAAATATTCCTTGCGGCTGTGAAGCCAGAAAAGGAGCATTAAATAAAATGTTCCCATATAAAAAATAATATGGCTTTTAAACTTAACAACCCTCCTTATAAAAAAAATAATACTCCAATATATCGTGTAAATATGGAAGAAGGTGTAATGGGTAAAGCTAATAACAATGGAACTATAATTTTAAATAAAAATTTAGAACCACATCAAGAAGATGAAGTTATTGCTCATGAAATGGTACATATAGATCAAATGAAACGTGGTGATTTAGACTACGATAATGATTTTGTATATTGGAAAGGTAAAAAATACTCTAGAGCACAAATGCAAGAAGGTGCTAAAAACCTACCTTGGGAAGCTGAGGCGTATAAAAATGCATAAATTATGAGTAAAGAAAAAAAGCAATTTAAAGATACGACTGTAGGTAAATTATTATTAGGTGCTGCATCTGTAATAAATCCTACTTTAGGAAACATTTTACAAGGAGTCACAAGTCCTAAAGAAGCATTAGAACAAATAACAAAATCTGACGTTTCTAATGACGATAAAATAAAACTACAAACAATAATATACGAACAACAAAACAAAGAAATAGAAGCTATAACAAACCGTTGGCAAGCTGATAGTTTATCAGATTCTTGGTTAAGCAAAAATGTACGCCCATTAGTTTTAGTGTGGTGTATTACTATTTTCTCACTAGCTGGTATATTAGACAGTGTTGAAAGTATACCATTTCAAATAAACGCATTATGGAATGACACTTTCGAGAAGGTCATGATGGCCGTTGTCTTAGCCTATTTTGGCGGACGCACGACAGAAAAAGCAAGTAATATATTTAAAAAATAAAAACAATAAATAATGGCAAACTTTAAATTTGACACTGGTTTTATGGGTATGGCCCAAACCTGGTCACCTACTAATAACATAAATCCTCTTCCAGCTTGGGAGTTTATGAACCAAACAGGTACGTTAGGTACTTTTTTAGCTGGATCTGTTGTATACGTAGGAACAACTGGTAAAGTTAAAGTAATTGTAGCTGGAACAGTTGGTGCTCAAAATACAGTTGCTTTATTAGAAATAACAAGTGGTGGTACTGGTTATAGCAACGGAACTAATGTTGCTACAACTGGTGGTAACGGTAGTGGTTTAACAGTAAACACTACAACAACAAACAATGTAATAACTTCTATAGCTATTGGAAACTCTGCTGGTGAAGGATATAAAATAAACGACGTTTTAACTGTATCTGGAGGTGGTGCTAATGCTACTATAAAAGTATTAGATGTTATAAGTTTATCACCTACAGCTTCTGATGCTGTAGAGTTTGTCGGAGCACAAGCAGGAAGTATTTTACCAGTACTAGTAGATTACGTATTAGTACCTAGCAGTGGCGCAGCTACTGATTTAGTGGTAGGAAGGTAAATACTTCATATATAGGTGACTATATAAATATACATTAATAAAATAAAATTAAATTAAATTATGGCAAAAGCTAAAAAAGTAAAAAAAGACGAATTAGAGCTTATTAATAAGCAACAAAAACAAATGAATGAACTTCTTAGAGGTTTAGGCGTTTTAGATGTTCAAAAAATGAACATGCACACTCAAATTAACGGTTTAAGCGCAGCTATTGAAACAACTAAAAAAGATTTAGAAGAAAAATACGGTGCTGTTAACATAGATTTAAACACAGGTGTTTTAACAGATATAGAAGAGTGTGAGAATTGTGATAATGATAAAAAAGATGCTAAGTAATATTAGAAAAATAAGCATCGGTTCTGATTACAAAAATGATGCTATGCATTATTCTATTGGTCAGGTTGTTTATGGTGGTCATGAAATATCTCATATATTATTTGAAGACAGTGATAACTCTTACAACATACATATAAAAAAGAACAACGAAATATTACCATGGAAAAAATTTAATAGTAACATGGCTATATCAGTTGAATATGATTTAGAATATTAATGCGTAGTTTATATGATTTTATTGTAAAACCTGTAGGTGATAAATACAGTAATACAATAAATGTTGATAATAAAAAAATTATTGTTAACACTAAAATAGAAAACTGGAAGTTTGTTAATAGAATAGCTGAAGTAGTTTCGACCCCTTTAGCTATTAAAACTTCTATTAAAAAAGGTGATATAGTAATTATTCATCAAAATGTTTTTAGAACTTTTTATGATATAAAAGGTAACAAAAAAACAAGTAGATCTTGGTTTAAAGATAATTTATATTTTTGCGCTATAGATCAAATTTATTTATATAAAAATGAAACAGGTTATCATAGTTTTGGTGATAGATGTTTTATACAGCCAATTAAAGATAAACAAGATTTAACGCTTGATAAAGAACAAAGTCTTGTTGGTATATTAAAATATGGCAATAGCTCTTTAAACAAGCTTAAAATTAACCCAGGAGACTTAGTTGGTTATACACCTAATGGCGAATGGGAGTTTTTAATTGAAAACAAGAGACTTTATTGTATGAAATCAAATGATATTGTAATTAAATATGAGCACAAAGGAAACGAAGAGGAATATAATCCACGCTGGGCGTGTAGCAGTTGAAGAGTTAATTAAAGTTGCTAAAGAACCTATAGTTGATAGCGATGATGATATATCAGCTGATAGACTTAAAAACGCTGCAGCTACAAAAAAACTAGCTATATTTGATGCTTTTGAAATTTTAAATAGAATACAAGAAGAACAAGATATGTTGGATCAAAAGCCAAAACAATTAACAAAGCAAACTACATTTAAAGGTTTTGCTGAAGGAAGATCAAAATAATGTATCAACAATTTTTATATAAAATATTAAAAGACCACATTAAGCCTAAAGTTCTTAAACGAATGAATAGGTATAAAAAATGGGAGTACGGTTACAATGACGAACACGATATTATTGTAATAAGTAAAACTGGTAAAATAGGTGAGATATATGAAATACAAAATCTTAAAATAGCTTTACCAGAAAAACAAAACGTACATAAATTTGATAACAACAAGTGGACGCAGTTTGAATATCCAAAAGCATTAAGTAGAATTAAATCTACATTTGATTGGAGACAGTATCCGCAAGACTTTAAAGAAAAATGGTATGATTACATTGATAATGAGTTCACCCGCAGGGAGGAAGGTTTTTGGTTTTATAACAAAGATGTTCCTACTTACCTTACTGGTACTCATTACATGTACTTGCAGTGGTCTAAAATTGACGTCGGGGCACCAGACTTTAGAGAGTCAAATAGATTATTCTTTATTTTCTGGGAAGCTTGTAAGGCAGATCCACGATCCTATGGGATGTGTTACCTTAAGAACAGGCGTTCCGGGTTT